TAATGGCTTGGGTAGGTTTATCTATATTCTTAGTTGCTATGGCTTTTAGAGAGCCATCAATAGTAGAAGATATAGAATCTTATAAGTCAGTTCTTCTGATTATAGGTTCACCTGCGCTCGTTATTATATATAAGGTATTAGAATTATGGACTGCTCAACAAAACAGTCAGATAGAACAGACTAGGAAGGGTACTTTCCGTAATGGAAACCATGACCACGAAGATGAGGATGAGTTATTAGATAAACTCAAAAATATAAAATGAATGATTTTGAAATAAGAGAACTGTATAACCAAGTGCAAAAGATGGAAGATAGACTAAAACACATAGAGGATATTTGCCAATGTAAGGCAGAATCCGATGAGAAGTAGTATGGCATATAATAGAGGAAAGCTTAAGAAGAACGGGGTGCCCCGTAAAAAGCCTAAGAAGCGCCGAGTTCCTAAGGGAAAGAAGGGCGAATTTCGTGGTAAGAACGGTAAACTCCGAAAGAAGAAGTAAGCTTTATATACATGGTCGAATCTACTTATACAGGGCGTCCCCTAAGGACCGAAGCTCCACAGAAATACAATAAGCAAGTGTTCTCGGGAGCCCCATAATAAAAAGGTGATATTATGACAAATAATACAACAACAAATGAAACAACAAACCTAACCAATGAGTTAGGAGAAGCCGAATCTGGAATGTTAGAAGGATTGATGGATATGCTATTAGGCTCACCTGAGCTTATGTTGGCAGTAGCTGTGATAGGAGCACTCGTTGCTTATATCGCATATACACAGCCAGCAGTTAAAGCATTGATAATGCCTTATATCATGAAACACGAAGATGAACTCAACGAGATTCTTGATAATTATCTAACAGCAGCCCAGACTAAAGCATATAAGAAGCTGGATGAAACAGCTCAAAAACACGTCAAAGACGCAATGCTCAGAAATGTAATACTCTCCGCTTGGGACCAGAACGATGAGAAATTCGTCACGGTTGTCAAGGCAGAAGTTAAAGAGGCTATGGCCTCAGCTAAGCAGCTTTGAACGAGCATGAGTATGAAGAGCGTTTGCGCTTGCGCGTAGGAGAACCAGAATATGAACGTCACAAAGAGCTTGTACGCCTGTTGGCTCGCAATCTGTCTCTTGAAGACGTACTGTGGGAAGAAATTTCTCTACATATTCGGGATGTTAACCTACGAACAGAGCTCTTGCGCCAAAGAAATTCAATCGTTCGTGACATACATACGGAGTTCCGAGCGTTGAATATAGAGATACCTACTATGGTCGAACAGAAGACCGAAGGGTTTGCTAAATTTTTGGAGGACTTAAATGAAGGAACTAGCGATAAAGAAAGAGGGGAAGAAATTAAAGACAGCCCTGACGGGTAAGAATGTCTATGACACTCGTTCGCTAGAAGACCTATTTGAAAGCGTTAGAGACGACGAAGATAAGATGAGACTGCTCGTGAGAGCTTTCTGTGAATCTTATTTAGTTGACGGTAAACAAAGAACTCTTAAATTAAGACCTCTTCAAGAAAAGATTGTGGTTAAATCATTAACTAACCCCAAGGACATGAAGCAGCGTAAAGTAGCAATATTAGCTCCACGAGGCTGTGGGAAATCCTACGCCCTCTCGGTAGCAGTAGTTATTTATATGTTCTTCAAGCGTTTCAGGGATTTAGTCTTCGTGCTCGCACCTAGCGAGGACCAAGCCGCGCTTATCTTCGGATATGTGTATAGGCACTTTAAAGACAATAGATTTCTGGACAGCCTAGTAGATAATTATAAATTCCACAATAAGCCCCATATACGCATGAAGGGGGGCACATTAATGCGCAGGGCTCCATTAGCGCCTAGCAATCAAGGGCAGGCTATACGGGGCCAACACCCTACATTCTGTATAGTTGATGAGTCTCCTCTCATCGACGATAATTTATTCGTAGATAATGTAGAACCAGCGATAGTTTCAAATAATGCCCCCTTCATAAATCTAGGTACGCCTAAATCAAAAGACAACCACATGTGGCGTTATTTGTATGATGATGCATATGAACCTACATGGACTAGAATGGTATTTTCATGGAGAGATGCAGTAGTGGTTGGAGATAGTTATGAAGCGGCATATACTGAAGAAGACATGCTTGGAAAGATGATGGAATGGGGTGAAGATTCCATGTATTGGAGAACGGAATACGAATGTGAGTTTGTAGAAAGTATTTCCAATATATTTAATCCAGAAAAACTAAAGGCATGTTTCCATGACTATGAACTCTCTACCCCCGAAGCCCCTCTCGAAGGAGGAAAACATTGTACTGTTGCTGTTGACATTGGGAAATCTGTTAATTCTACTGTCATTAGCGTATGGGCCGCTGAAAAAGCTGATGATTCAGATGTGGCACGGCTTATTTACATTGAAGAGATTAGCGCTAGAACTGGCGGGCACGACATTCCATATCAGCGTAAGCGTATTATGGATATTGCTCGCAGTTTTGGTGTTGGTCGGGTTATTATTGATGCTACGGGAATTGGTGGGGCTATTGAACAAGACCTCCGAATAGCGTGTATTAATAGTGTACCCCAGATTCACTTTATACCTTTCATCTTTACAGGAGGACCCAGAGGAACTAAAACACAAGTATTTAGGGACTATGTATCATTCATACAACAAGAGAGAGTAAGAGTGCCCAATCCAGAACATTTAGATATACCGGGACAAAAAATCATTAACAAGTGGTTCAGAGAACATGTAGACTTACAATATGTTATGGATGCAGCTAATAAGACAGAACGCATCAGCGCTCCTGATGGTAAACACGATGACTACTGTGATAGTTCTGTTTTAGGAATACACGCCACTTTAGCTATGTTGCCCGGTTCAGCTACAGTAGCATCTTCTAGACAAAATTCTGCTCGTCAAAACCTTACAAGTAATATAGGAAGGCACTCGGGAGCTTCCTTATTTAGGACAAAGGGACATAATTTCAAATCAAAAAGTAGGTATTCATTGTGACGAAATCTTTATATACTGTTACGATTATACTATATAAGTGGTAGCCATGGCGTTTCTAGATAGAGTACGAAGAATATTCGCTACAACCGGTAGCGCACCCCCCTTTAAAGAAGATGACCCAGTGAGTTTTGGGTCAGGTGTTATTAAGCGTTTAAAACTTACTAACGACTATTCTTATGGGCAAAAGAAGAAGTATGAACAACACTTAGGAAAACCAAGGATATATATGGATGTATATCTATCGGACCCTATTGTTCGTAGTTTAATAGACCTACCTTGTTTTTACGCAGTCAAAGACAATTTTGATATTGTAACAGACAAGGATGAGGTAAGAGAACGTATAGAAGAAATGTTTAGAGATATAAACATTGAGAATCTTTTATATGGCTGGGTTCGTAATGCCAGAATATTTGGAACAGGATATTTAGAGTGGACCGGAGATAATTTAGTTCTTCGTTCTAGCCAAAACATGTTTGTGCAAAGAAACTTACACGGACAGATTGAATACTACTATCAGGATATAGGTGAGGAAAGTGAGAATATCCACTTTGAACCGGAAGAGATTTGCGCTCTACTTAACAACCCCTTCGATGATTACGCTTATGGCCTTTCTGACATCCATCCCATTCTTTATTTGGTTGACCTCAAAGATTATGCAGAACGAGACGTCGGAGCCGCTCTCAACAAGTATGCTTCTTCTCGCTTTGATATATCTTGTGGACTTCCCGATATGCCTTATGGTCCTGACAAAATTAACGAAGTGGTGGACGCGTTCAATTCGTTAGCGCCCGGTGAAGATATCATTCACGGTAATGATATAGAGATTAAAGAATTACAAGGAACCCAACGAGCTTTTGAGTATGGTAAATATACTGATGATATATTAGATAAGATACATATGGCTCTTAAGGTACCTAAAACTATGTGGACAGACCCAGATAAAGCTAGACCTATTTTTGAACCATATGTTAGATATTTACAAACTATGATTGAAGCTGCGCTGAATGCTCAATTGATGCCTCAACTGGAAGATGGTGAGGCTAAATTTAAGTTCAGGCAGATTAATGTTGAAGATTCATTCACTAAAGCTAAGACAGATATGATATATCTATCTGAAGGAGTATTATCACCCGGAGAAGTTAGGGAAGAGCGTGGTCTTGACCCTGAAGGTGTGGTAGAATTAGATATGCTGAAAGATGTTGCTGTTAAGATGGCAGCACCACCCGCAGAGGGTCCTAGTGATAAGAATGTTAATGTTTCTGGTGGTAAGAGTACTGACAAAAAAGAAGAAAGTGCTCGAGCTCCTAATAGAGGGAACAAACCCTCAGCTAACGCAACGGGGAAAAGAGCATGAGTTATGAAAAGTGTGTAGTATCAGTAGGTTCTACACTAAAAGAACGTGGTGTTGAAAACCACAAAGAGATGGCGGCTAACATGTGTATCATGTGGGCCGATGGACATGGGGTAGAAAGAACATTTGGTAGAACGCTGGATGAAGATGAAAAGAGACGTACATTTGCCCTATCTCTAGGAGAAGAAGATAATATATCATTTACACAAGAGGGTAATCTTGAAAGTGCTACTTTCCCGGTTATAGCTATAACATCAGGCCCTCATGAGTATGAAGAAGATGATATACAACAAAAGGTTTATATAGAACCTGAGATATTAAAGAAGAATATAGAAGCTTTTAACGAGCTACCTATATATTTCAACCATCAAAGAACGCCAGACGATTTAATTGGCATGGCTGCTAATCCTGAGGTGTTTGAGATGGAGAATGGAAAGTCCGCTGTTAGGATGTCAGCTACGGTTGACAACAAAAACGAACGTGGACAAGAAGTGATAGATAAAGTGAAAGATGGAGACATAACTCATGTCAGCATTGATTGGTTTTCCAATGACGTTGATGTGATGGGTGATACGTTCGCAACGAACATTCGCCCCACAGAGGTAAGTTTCATTGATAATAATTCAATGGACCCTGTCTGCGAGGAATGTACAATAGGAACGGAGTGTGATTTGCATGTAAAGGACGAACATCATGACTGTGGTTGTGGTGGGAAAGACGGAGCATGTGAATGTTCAGACGGAAAACAAGAGGAAAATATGACTACAGAAACTCCTAATGTTAAAGAGAACTCCGAAGCGGAGAACATCGTGGAACGCGAATTTGCGTCCCTACGAACGCAACTAGAAGAGATGACATCTTCAAAGGCAGAAATCAATACTCAGTATGAAGAAGCCCTCAAGACAATTGAGGAATTTAAACTTGCTGAGGAAGAGAGAGCTGCTAAAGAAGCCGAAGCTCGAAAGGTTGAGGTTGTAGAGGCAATTCTATCTAAGGAACTGATTTTCGGTACCTTAGAAGAGGATAAGAAAGAATCTCGCAACGATGAACTAATTGCTTGGGATGTTCCAAGGCTGACTGGTTTCAGCGAAGCTCTTGCTGCACTTCCGGTACCTGAGGAAACAGAACGTACCTTCGGGAAGGGTAAATCCACCGAGGGAGAAGCTGTTCCAGCAGAATCCGAGAGAAAATTTGCAGTGAGAATGGATAAAACTGGGCGCATTAAAATCGACCCAGAAGTACTAAGAGGTAATTAAATATGGCAACAGAAATTTTACTGAATGATGGTGGTGCTCCGGCACGTATCTTACCGTTCGTAGCAGCTGAAGATGTAACTGCTGGATATGCACTAGCTGTAAATTCCAGTGGCGAAGTCAAGCTCGCGAACTCGGGCGACAGCGAATTTGCTGCAATTGGATACGCGCTTACAACCATTACGTCAGGTAATATTGTCAGTGTCATAAGTGGACACGGCGTTGTTTTAAACGTGTATTGTGATGACCAAGCGGCTGGCGTGGGCATGATGTTAGGAACTACAGATGGTCAATTGACCATAGCTACTAATGCTGCGGGCGCTACAAACTGTCAAGCAACCACATTAGCAAACAACGCGGCAGCGGGACTCACTAAGGTGATAACCCACTAAAGGGTAGGTGATTATTATGGTAGCACTATCAGATAATTTAGCACCCGGTCTACTTACTTCCCTTAACACAGGCGCTTACGCAGTGACTGGTGGAACTGGGGAACGTGTACTCATAGACTATAAAGATGCAATCAAGGACTATAAGGTCACAGACCTTGCGGCCCTGAGCATGTTTACAGAACCTATGACCACAGAGACTGGCGGTGATATTGATATCACATTCGCAAAGCCTTCCATGGGTATGGAAGAAATCAACGAGGGTAACACACCCAAATACCAGCACACTAATCTGCGCTCCGAGAGAGTTTCAGTAGGCGAGTGGGGACTGGCACTAGGTGTAACCCGTCGTATGATTGAAGATTCACGTTTCAATGAAGTCGAGATGGCTTTGAATGAGGCACGCAGGGCGGTAGACCGCCACATGACTAAGCACGTTGTTTATGCATTGCTTGGTATCTTAGACACTACGTTCGGAACGGGTGTTGACGGTGCTAGTGTTGTATCAGGAACTACTGAGGCAAATATTGTAGACTTTAGCGATAATGTTTATGGTGGGTTCCTTGGTAAGGGTTCTGAGATTAACGTAGGACGTAACTATTCATACGGTCTAACAGCTTCTGGTACGCTTCAGACAGGCCACTACATGACATCTGCTTCTGGCGCAACAGCTGGAACAATTGCATTGAGTGACTTGACAGACGCTATGGAACTTATTGGTGGTCACGGCTATAATGCTAACACCATGATGATTTCCCCAGCGCATTACAAGACACTCTTGAACTTGGCTGACTTTACAGCAGCAATCAGCGCCACTGCGAGCATTTACGGTGGTCCGCACGTTGTTGAGGAAGTTAGTTCGTTTGCGAATACGTTCGCTACGGCAGCAATTGGAAACATTTTCGGTCTTAACGTGGTTGTTAACGCATGGTGTCCTCCTGATAGGATTTTCGTGTGGGACAACAGCACTAAGCCGATGGCATACGTGGAAAGACGTCCATTGACTGTAGAAGAGGCAAATCCGGGATTCGGAATTGTTGGTTCTTACATGTCGATGAGATACGGATTGAAGGTCACAAGCCCAATGTCCGGTGTAGTTATTATAAACGTTTAGTTCGTTTAATTAACAAAAGGGCTCAGGGAGTGGGCCCTAATCACTCCCAACATTTCTTTTCGTTACTAGTCGTAAGAAGGTCAA